GTCATCATCAATCTCAGGATTATACTTAATGTATTCCTGTGAAAGCATATTCCAGATCATTTCTTCTTTACGTCCAAGATTATACAAGTTTGGAATATTCTTCTGTGAGTGCCAGATAAAGCTGCCACCACTAATAGTAATAGTGTGTGTATTCATAGCCTGCTTGACAAGATAACGCATATTCAATTCTCTGATACCTGTGTCATCATCAAGTAAGCTTGCAATACTCATAAATCTATCCAGCTTATCTGTAAAGTCTTTGGATTGAGTCCAGATATAATCTTCAAGACGATCAATAACTACACGTTCACTAATACGAGTACCTTTTACAATACCAAGTACAATAGCTACTTTATACAGTGCAAAGCCATCGTAGTTTTCTTTCAGATGCTGAAGCTTAGCTACTGCTCTACCTGCTTTTTCACGCTTATTAGATTTTTCAATCAAAGCCTGATGTTCTTGCCCAATATAGAAATCATGCAAACTTGAGTTGCATGTATCTTTACTATTAGCAATCTTTGGATTTTGATACATAAGCATCATAGCTAATGCACCTTCTGGATCATCTGAAGTAAAGATGTTTGTATCATCTACAAGACTGACAGAGAAACGCTCAAAGAAATTATTCTCTTTGGCTTCAATATCAAATGCTTCTTTAACCTTTTTTTCATCTGTATAAGTACCAGCAGGACGATTGTGTACTACTTCAAGGAAAGTCTGTTTACTAATATAATCTTTTGATTGTAGCTCTTCAGCTTTGTCTGTCCATTGATTACCAATATACTTATCAGCAAACTCTTTATTCTTAAATGGATTTTCAATTTGTTCTGACAGACCTGTAGAAATCTTAGTATTATCTGGTGTACTTGGAAACATGTAGCTTTTAGTAGCTTTCTTAGCAAATGTACGACCAGCAGGAATTTGTGTACCATCTGTAGTTACGTAGCTGTAATTACCTCTGCCCTGTGCTGATTGACGAGGAGCTGGATACACAAACATTCTTTTAGGTAAAAAAATCATAAGTTTCTTATTATAGTTTAGTTAAATAAAATTTGTTCAAATTTAGTCTTTTTTCTTGACATATATACTGTAGCGTCTTTGTAAAGATAATTGTAGATTTTTTCTACATTAGCAAACCCACCATATCTTATATCTCCAGAGTTTTTCTTTCTGGTAGTAATTTTAGTAAAATTAAGGCCTATTTGCTCTACCATTATCTTTTGAATATTAGCCAAAAAAGGTCTATGACCAGATATAGATGTATGTGGTCTATTGGTAGAAAACCATATAGAACCATTACCATCAAAATAACCTCTAATAAAATGAGACATGTATTTATCTTCTATATTAGGAAGTTCTTCTAATTGCGCTGTCTTATTAGGAATACATCCCCACTCTATTAAATCACTATGTAGCTGCTTACTAAATATACGTAACGTGTATAAATTTTTATGACCTTTGGTTTTACGATTAGTAACAGCAATCTTTTTAGTATGTGCTTCAATAGCATTCCTAAAATCTTCAATTACATCTTCATCTGCCAGACTCAAAGTAATTGAATTATCTGTGCTACTAACATTACCATCGGCAAACATCATTCCTAACCAATAAGCTTTCTCATTAGTATCTATGCTACTAAAATAGTAGCCGTTATGAGGAGTAGCAACTACTTTACTAGCTCTTGGGTTTTCAATATATCTTAATACTGTATCCTTTGATACACCTACTCTTTCTGCTACTTCTCTGGAACTATAGCCTTTACTATACAATTCTTGAATTAGCTCTTCTTGCTCCTCACTTATAGTTTTTCTTGCACCTGGTCTATAAATACCAGCTTCTTTAATAACCTGATAAACTGTTTTATAAGAAATACCAGTCCTTTCATCAATGTGCCTTACAGGTACATGTTCTTGATACAGTTTGATAATTTCTTGTTTTTGCTCATCAGTAATACCCATACCAGTACTTTTAATACCAGCATCGTTGAGAACTGTTTTTACTAGCTCTTTGGGTAAATTTAATTTTCTTGAAACATGAGCATAAGTCTTTTTTTTGCTTGTTTCAAAAGCTTCAATGATGTCTTTAACTAAATCCTGTGGAAGTTGCATATTTACTGTTTTTAATTAATGAATAACTTCAACAGCACAAATATACAACTTCCGTTTGGATTTAGCAAGTATTGTGGCGTATTAATTTACAACCCATTCCACTCTTCCCACTCTCGAAACGTCCCAAATGCACAATGCACCAGCACAAGTACGGCAGATACCTACTTTCTTAGAGTTAGTAGGTCTGACAGAACCATCAGTTGGAGCACCAGTACGAATATCGTAAACACCACCTACCTGATAGTATTCTTCAACACCATCCTGCATTACCATAGTAATGTTTTCAACAGGAGCACCTTCTGGTCTGTTTTCTGTATGTCCAAAGTCAAAGATATCCATCTGGAAGCTTTCCAGTGGCAGATTGCTACCAGGAGCTTTAGTTTTAAACAACTGATCGTTGTCTTTAATTGGATCATACATGATTTCCACTTCAATTCCCATTGGGAATTTGATCTTAGTGAACTGAGCACCATACTCAAATTCATTAGAGTGGTAACCTTTAGGATCATTACGCTTGTTAATGAATACACCTGGTTCCAGTGTCTGGAATTGGCTGGCTTCCTGCTTAATCAATTCAGACAGGAATGCAATACCACCTTCACCAGAATAAATCATAATCTTACGATTCTTGAAGTTATGGCGGCGGAAGTAAATGCTACGTACATACTCATACAGTTGCTTGAGTGTTAGTGAGCCATTGTGGGTAAAGTAGTTACCATCTTTTACAATCTCTCTCCAACCTGGAGCAATCTTAATAGGTCTGTCTGTATCACGGTCTTTAGTAATCTGTAGACGACCAAATTCCATCATAAGCTCTCTGTCCATTTCACAACGCTCAAGCAATCGTGCTTCAGCTTTGCTAATAAAGACACCTTTCTCAATAATATCATTCTTGCCAGACTGCTTCAGTTTAGCCTGATAGATATATTAGTCAGTGAAAGCATCAGAATACTTTTTGCCAGCAAAGTCATAGCTCTCTTTGTTCTGAGAACCACGCTTAGCTGCGGCAATTTCCATACGTACAAACTTATCAGTGAACTCAATCTTGTTACTAAACTGTCCTGTTACAGAACGCAGTTTCATCATTGAGCTATACTGATCTGGGCCATACTTCTGGTTCAATTCATCTGCTGTAGCAGTAGATGTACGTACAAGAATACGACCTGGTTGCAGATAATCTACAGGAATCCAGCTGTTAGGATTACCATCCTGTACTTCTACGGTATAAGCCCAAGACTGATTACCAAGAGGACGTGGTTGTCCAATAATACGAAGCTGTGGAAGATTAGGATTTTCAGTCAACAGAATAGCAGGCTCATGTAGCCAGTCTTTGTCAAGAGCAATTTCAAATTCTTGTCCATCCTTACCTGGCTGGCTGTCTGCTGCCACAAGGAGTTCTGTAATACGAAAATCAACATCAGCATCGCCAATAACAGACCACTGATATTCATCTTTACCACCTGGAATCACATAGTAATTACCAGAAGCATAAGTGTGATATGTGAACTTCTTGTTCACAATGTCAGAATCCAACTCTGCTGAATACAGCATAGAGGTTTTTACGCCAAAGTCATATGGCTGTTCATCACGAAACATAGCTGCATGAGCAACGGAGTCGTGAAAACTACCACCAAAACCTTTACGAGACGTAACGGGGATTGCAGTTTTACGAATCATTATTTATTATAAATTTTAGTCAACAAATTCAAATTTTGCATTTTTATCTGATCTGGTCTTAGTACTAGACTTACCTGATCTGTGTGCGTCACTCTTTCTAAAATGACGTTCTATACTACTTTTAACTTTAGCAGCAGCTTTACTAAAAGTACTGTTTGCAAATGCCTGCTCATCAATCTCTCCTTTTTCAGGATCATAATACTGCATATAGTTTGCAAACTGTATCAAAGCTTTAGGATGTTGTACAATAGCTTGTGTCTTAGCTCTAAGATTACCAGAGAATACTTCATTAAATACTCTCTTACGTATACTATCATCCCACTCTGTACCTTTAAGCTGTTCAGCAACTGTCTGTTGAAACTCTTGCTGCTTCTGCTTTCT